TTTTAATAAATTAGAATAATTATTTGCACCCCATATTATTTGGTTTTTGGTAATTCTATATAATTCGTTAAAATATTCTTGATTAGGGGATTGATTATCCCATTTTTTTGATTTATGTTTTGTTTTTTCTCCTTTTCTAACTCCCATATTCATATTTACATTAATACCATAAGGAGGGTCAACAATAGCTAAATCAAAGTGCTTATCAGGATAACGTGCCATTAAGTCTATATTATCCTCGTTAGTTATTGTTATCATAATATAAAGATACTATAAAATGGTTTTACCATCTACAAAGATTACTTCTATTTTATTATCTGACTTGATATCCATTTGTTCCTTTGGTTTGCCATATACTCTAGTAAGTAAAGTATCTAATGAATACAGGCTGCCATTGCTCATTGATTTCAATATAGCCTTAGCAATAGTCTTTTCAAGTACCGTTGCTTTATCATTAGTGCTAACTGATTTTAGTTCTTCTTCATCCATAGACATTAAAGCCTGAATGCTATCGTTTATTTCTGATAGCTTATACCCCTGTTCTTTTAATAGACTTACATACTTTCTAGGTCTGCCATTTGGATTACCTGAAACCCCTTTTGGAAATTGATGCTCTATAATATCTTGTGCTGCCATTGTGCTGCTATTGTGTTGTTATTTATCTAATTTTGCTTTATAATGCTCACAAAGAATTTCCATCTTTGCTATGTAGTATGTACTAAAGTCTTTGTATCCTTCGTTGTTCTGTTGATAATTTATAAATAAAATACCCCTTAATCTTTGGGATGGGGTTTTATTTGTGTCAAGGTCTGTTTTAATACTGTCTAGGTTATCTAATTCATCTTGCTGAAATGATTCCTCTTTGATAGCTATGTAGCAGAATCTTTGGTTAAGTTGGAATACCTGTGCTGCATCTACAGGGGATAGTTCCTGTGTGCCAAAGGTAACCTTAATTGTCTTATCCTTTCTTGATGTTAGTCCTTCTATTTGTGCAGGTAGTATTATCATTTGCCTTGTCCTCTACTAGGTTTTGGTTTTGGTGTATGTTTGTTATAAGACTTCTTAGCTTGTCCTCTTTTGCGTTTACCAAATGAAACTTTTGTTGAATCACTTTTAACTTTTGCCATTTACTTTATCTTTATGTTTGCTCTTTAAATACTCCATGTGTGTTTTAGTATCGCCCATAACTAAATGACATTGCCTACATAATGCCATAAGATTGTTTATATTGTCTGCCTTTTTATCACCGCCCATACCCCTTGCTTCTATGTGATGTATGTCAACTGCTTTTGCACCACAAGATTCACAAGGGATAAAATCTTCTATGCCATAACCAAAGTAATCTAAATATAGTTTAGTGTGTTTTTTCATTCATTAGTATAAAGTTTAAAGATACGAATATGAATCCTATGTTTAAACTCTTATGTAATTGTGCAAATTCATCTACTGAATAACCTATTGATATACCTAATTGAATAGTTTCAGTTAATACCCCTAATGATATTCTAAAGTTACCAAATTGTATAGAGTATTCCATTACTTATCTATTTGCTTTAGTTTATTTATCGCCCATTCAATTCCTGAAGTGCCACCCCAAGCATCCCACATTAATCCACCGCAACCTTCTGAATATGGTACATCTTTATTTTGTTGATGCCTTTTAAATGATGCCATTCTTGCTATTGTATCCCTAGATATATTTTCTTTTTTAGCTAATTGATTTGCTCTAGCTTTGCCAACTGCAGTTCCACATTCACCCCAACCATTTTCTTCTGCCCATTTTATTGCCCTCTTTGCATTGTTACTAGCAGATTCAGGATAGTCATTGTAAGTTTCTTCATATTTACCACTAGCTAAAATAGCCGCCCATACTTTAGCAGCCTTTTCTTCTGTATCATATACGCAACCTCCTGTACCTATCCTGTACTTACCATTGCTACATTTGTGTATTGGCATTACCTATTAATTTATTATAAATAGCAAATCTTTTGTTATTTATAGTGTGAAGGTTAAAGTTGGTATTGCAATAGTCGAATAGCTTTTGACCATATTCTATCCTAGCTGCTTCATCAAAGGTCAATAGTTTAATCCATTTATACCAATCCTGTTGGTTATTAACATAGCATACTGGCATATCTTTATATGGATGAACATTGCTAACTATTGCAGGGTTTTTCTTAGCTGCAGTTTCTAATACCTTTAAATTAGACTTCATTGCTCCAAACTTATTTTCTACTAAAGGAATAATGCTTATGTCGGAATCTGCGTATGCACCCATATATTTGCTTACTTCCGAATAGTCGTAGATAGTCGGGTTAAGTTTTAACCCATTAGTAAATACTCCAATCATTCTATCCCAAAGATGCTTCTCACCTAGATTGTATCCTGCAATAACTGTCCTAACAGGAAAATTAATCTTCTTCATTGGATTGCGCAGAATGTCAATATCAGGAACGTGAGTACCTGACCCTGACCAAAACAACCTTACCATATCAGATTCTAGCTTATCATCTTGAAACTGTTCTTCTCCATACGGAAGGGCATTTGGTAATATTTCTACATTAGGATTGTACTTATATATTTCTTCGGCTAACCTTTCGTGAGTACAAGTGCAAAGGTCTGCCACTCGCATATACTCTGTAATTATATCTGTTATATTGCTTTCTCTGTATCTTTGTGCAAGGATATGTGAAGGCGGCAATATCCAATAATCATCATTATCTACTATCAATTTAAAGTTATACTTTAACTTCATTTCAACTAATAGCTTTGCATCTGTTGCAGCTAAGAATCTATTAAATATTACTATATCATAGTTATTGTCAAATACTACCTCGTTAATAGTATCTGTAATTAAGCAGTAGTCTTTTTGCATATTGACTAATGGCATCATAATTCTATGATAGCCAACTCCACTAAATTTACTTGTTATTGCTAGTATTCTCATAATGGAATGTAATATGATTTAGTGCCGTTTGAATATTCTGATACATTTGAATTATGCAAATCCCAAGTCTTTTTAACTAAATCCATTTTATTATATCCGTAAGCATCTGCACCATTTTGTTCAATATGAGTAGCTTTTGCATTTGGTATATATTTAGTATGTAAACATGCTGCCCTGCATCTAGTGCAATAATCTAAATCTATTGCTCCGTATGGGTCCAACTGCTCATTAAATGCACCTAGTTTTTTAATTGCATCTGCACTAATTGTAAAGTTACCAATCAAATCTAAAGAATCCCCATTATAGCCACCTAAAGGAATTGATGAAATTCCTATTGTTTTATCGTTCATATACTCATTCCTAGTTTGTAGCCAATTATCAGGTTCTAGTATATCATTACCCATAATCGTAACATAATTAACATAGTCATAGTTAAAGTGTCTTAATCCTTTGTTGATTGCATACGAAATACCTGTCTCATTAATTATGCTTATAAAATCTATATGCTTACCTGCATTTTTAATGTTATGAAACAATGTTTCTATGTTTCTATCCTGATAGTTTAAATAAATTATTGCGTTCATCGTGGCTTATTTACTCCTAATTTTCTTGCAGGTACTCCTGCGTATTTTGTAAATGGTTCTGATTCACCTTTAAAAAATGCACTTGCTCCAATCATACAACCTTCTTGTATTACACTAAATTGATGCAATACTGCGTTTAATCCTATGTTTGAATTTTGCATGATAGTAGAATGACCGCCTATCTTTGCTCCGCAACTAATTGTTACATTAGATAGTATTTTGCAATCGTGACCTATATGTGCGTGTTTCATTATAAAACAATTATGGGCAATCATAGTAGTTTCTTCTGTACCTGCATCTATTGTTACTAATCCTGTAATAATATTATTGTCGCCAATAAACACTTTACCTTTTGGCTTGTCCCAATACTTTTTATGTTCTGCAGTATCGCCTATAATACAATAAGCACCTATGTAATTGTTGTCCCCTAGTACAACATTGTCCCCTATTATTGCAGTTGGATGAATATAATTAGCCATTTGTTTTTGGTTTGCGACCACGCTTTTTTGGTTCTGTAATTTCTGATTGCATTAATAAGTTGTCTTCATTTAATACCTTATGATAATGAGCATATAATCTTACTACCATATCCATACGGCAATTCCCGCACCAAATAGTTAAAATAAAATTAGGGTCTATATATTTTCTATATAAACTTTCATAGGTCTTCATTATAGATAAATCTAAGTTTCTTAGATACCCACTTTGCGAAGTTTCGTAATTGTTATAATGCTCTTTTAGATATAATCTATCTACTAATTCCATATCTTATAAATTAATGTTTCAGTAATAGCAGCTACAAATCCTGATATAAACAATACAGATGCAATGTTTACAATCAATTCAGGTGCGAAATATAATACAATTCCAATCCACGAAGCCAAGCAACTTCCACAACTGAAAGGCTTGAAATTGAGTCCCCATTTTCTATGTAGGTTGTGGATAGTATTAAAAAATAATGATGCGCAGACACTTGTTATTATAATTTGAATCATTTACGAATAAATTTTTTTAGTTCAGATTTAGTTTGTTTTAAAGTTCTTATGATTGACATATAAGGGATACCTGTCTGTCGGCTTAATTCCTTTGCATTTTTGTTAAAGTCAAAAGTATATAGCCTTAATATTTCCTTTTGATACCAATGTAGTTTTTCAATACCCTTCTCCATTACATCTATCACACTATTACTTTCTACTTCTGCAACTTCTTTACCATTGTATTCTGTATAATTCCTGTACTTCTTCCAAAATTGACTTCTATCTGACTTAATCATATTTAGCATAGTTCTAACTATGTAAAATCTTATTTCGCCTCTTTCATATAAACCAAATAACTTTTCATTAGGCATTTCTAATAAAACCATAAAGACTTCAACCTTTAAATCATATTGCAATTCTTCAGGCTGCATCTTTGCAAATGCCTGATTGACTTCATCATTAAGCCAATATTGCTCTATAATTTTATTTTTGTCCATTCAATTAGTACAGGCTGATTATCTTTTTCAGTACAAATATATACTAATCCTTGACAATTATGGATATCTTCTAATCTTTCTTTTTGTTCAATACTTAACTTATCGCCTATTTTTTTTACTTCAACTGCAACATATTTACCTTCAGATGTGTAACCTTGTAGGTCTGCCCATCCTTTTTGTATTGTTCCTTTACGTTTACCGTATGGTATATTGTTTACTCTATTAAGCCTGTACCCAATATATTCTAAATTTTTTTTTGCCCATTTAGTTAGTTCATTTGCCGATATGTCCATAGTAATTCGTAAAATTGTTTTTTAAAGGTAAGCCTATTTGTACCATCAATGGCATCCTGTCTAGTTGGATAACAGTCAAAAAAATTAATTGTGTAGCAATATTTAACACTACCACAGTAGGTATATTTAACCTGAAAGACCCTCAAAGTATTTAACAAGTGCTAATTTTTTACATTGTGTATCAATAAAATCATCATCTTTTAGTTTTTTACTAAACTCCTTTGCATCTAATCCTACTAATTTATTCATTTTCAATAGATTATCTTCCCTAACCATCTTGATAATTTGTAACATTTCGTGTTCCTCAAATTTTAATTTGCCCTGCTTTAATAATATTGCGAATACCTTATTAGCATTAAATACTCTATTAAAGTCATTTCTAGGCGATTCTAGCCATTCTTTCTGTGTGAATGATACAATATCATCATCTGATAATTTTGGTGGCTCTATTTCGTTTATAATAGGTTTTATCATTTTTCTTACTTCTAATGCTTTTTTTGTATATGCTGCCATTACCTGACCAATAAACTTTGGGCTGAATTTTTCATAGTGTTCTGTGCTACAGTCTAATTTACCCTGTACTGCCATCTTAAATGCTAACCTGAATTCTTCAACTGTAAACAATGGATAGCTAGTTCTAATGAAATCTTCAATAACTACCATTTCCTGTGTATCAGGATATTTAGTAAAACCTAGCAATGTGAAGATATAAGCTAAATTTTCTTTTAAAGTAATGGGTGAAACTAGATTAAGTTTATTCCCTTTGAATGCTTCAGCTATTTCATTATCAACTATGTACCCACTTTGCAAGGGCATCCATTCTTTCTGAACTTGTAGCGGTTGGGTTAAATGTTTTTGTATTTCCATATCTAAGTTTGTTTTTAATCCAAGTATTTATTCTTCTTTTTGCATCAAAAAACTTTTCAAGTTCATAACGCAATTTACCATTTTTATTTGGTTCGCACCAATATTCTATAAATTCAGTATATGAATCACCTAATATATCTTTATATTCTTCTATACTATTAACAAAATTATCTTTAGTATTATTATTAGTTTCATTTTCTTTTATTTCCTTTTCTTTTCTTTTCTTTGCATTACCCTCCCCAATAGCCACCCCATTAGCCTCCCCATTTCCCCATCTGCTAATTGCACCATTTTTACCGCTTTCACTTAACTTTGCCCTTAATCCAAGATGGTCATTAAGTCTTTCTGACCAAAATTCTCCTTCATTAATTTTAAAAAGGTCAAATTGCATAATAACACCTTTAACCTTTATATCAGTTGATTGCATTTGCATTGCTAAGACAGGTATTAATTCAATGGGTAATTTGCCACCTGCATCGGCTAATCTTTCAATTATAAACCAATAAATGCCATAGCCTTCCATACCTAATTGATGTCTTAAAAAAAGAACTTTTGTATCATTAGCTGCATTATAATCATGACTAAAATAATATGATTTATTTTTCATAAAATAAAAATGGGGTTCAGATTCCCTGCTAGTCGCATTAGCAGTTCATCATCCCCCCAATATTGTTTATAAACTAAATGCGACTTAGTTCTTGATTATTTTGTAGACAAATATAAAGCATATTTATCCATTTCCTCACAAAGTTGTTCTATTTTTTCTTTGAACCAATATTCAGTAGACATTATATCCCTACATTTAGTAATAGAATATAATACTGTAGTATGGTCTTTTACACCTATATATGATGTAATTTCAGATAGACTAAGCCTTGTATACATTCTTAACATATATGCTGCTGCCTGTCTGCCAAATATAGTTTTTTGTTTTCTATTTGGTGCTTTGATATCTGTACTAAAAACTTCTTCAACTAACTGAACAATCTTTTCAGGCTTAATAGTTTTATCTGTAACAGGCAACCTTATATCATCAAGTATAATACCTTCTTTAATTAAAAGATT